GAATGATTGCATAGCGGCGAAGCCGCGACCCCCAACACGGTCGGGCGAAGCCCGAGTGGTGCGGGCCGGGGGTATGCAATCAGGCGACAGTGTGTACGTTAGGGCAAGTCGGTTGGGAATGACCCCTTACCGCGACTAAGGAGGACTGCGACCTAATACTAAGCACAAACAAACATGCACAAATGCAAGGGGTGTTGCATAATTGCAGCTTGATTTATCTTGACGAACCCTCTTAAACTCCGGAAGGCATGCAACCAGCAGAGCATGAACTGGCACAACTGAGGATTATGTTGAGTAATGAATGTAGTAAAAAGTGAACGTAAGCTCACTCGCAAACAGCAGTCACTCGTGGAACACCTCGTAGCAAATGGTGGAACGATCAAGGATGCGGCACACGCAGTGGGATACGCCGAGGGTGAGAGCGGAAGAGTGAGTGCAAGCAAGGCGTTAGCCTTGCCGCATGTGCAGGCGTATATGGTAGAGAAGATTAGAGAACAACTTGGGGTTAGGGCTACCCTCGCCCTGTCCACTGTGACAAAGCTAGCCAGCACTGCGAAGAGTGAGTACGTCCAGCTTGAGGCTAGTAAGGATTTGTTAGACCGGGCTGGTTTCAAGGCACCAGATAAGCATATGCATTTGCATGCTGGCGATATCCGAGTAGACATCGACCTTGGTTAGAGGGGGTAGGGGGGAAAAGTTGCGTTGCATGTAGTCGCCCACATCCCATACAAACATTTTTTCTTCTCAAGGCTCGAAAAAAAACTTATACTCCGAATGTCTTGATAGATTGAGGAATGTGAAGTGGTAAGTTTGTTACCAGAAAATGCGTACCAGTACGCTAGATTTAAAGTTGGAAACGCTGTTACCAATACTCTTGGTATTCCTTTTGCGGCTGGTGATACAAACATTGCTCTGTTGGCTGACGACAAGCTGGATGTTCTTAGGTCGGCTGTCGCAAAAGCGAAGGCAGATGGTAGAAGTTTTGTTTCTTACGAAGACTATCCAACTATGAAAGATGGCAACCGTCCTGAAAATTTTTATAGGGGTGGAAGGTTTGAACAATCAGACATTGACTTGTATGTGAAGTCTGCAACTGATCCTGTGTTTGAGATGTTTACCCTTGTAGGTGCATTTAATTTTAAGGACACTGCTGATGGTGGCTTTTCAATAAAGGACGCGTATAATTTTGATGCTTCAAAGTCTCCAAAAAGTAGGGTGGCTATGGATGCTTATTCCGAGCGTGTGTATGACGCACAAGATATAGATCAAACCTTTACATTTAATATTGCTGGCACAGTGCCGCCTAAAGACTCTGATGTAAATATTTTTGATTATGCTTATGCAAACAATTTTATCAGCGCGGCTTACAATACTATAGCTGATAGCTTTGCTGAGAAGGGTTCAGTTAAAACTGAAGATGCTCCATTAGAGTTTATTGCTCTTGCTAGAGAGAAGCTGACAAACTTCTTTGCGGCAAATCCAGAGATTCAAACTACCTCACTTACTGATATTGATATGCCTGACTTTGAGGACATGCCGGATGTTATGCAATACTTTGCGGCAGAGAAGTCTCCTGATGGTGGCTTCAAGATCTATGATAAGTTTAGAGACTCTGCACAGGATGTGGTGGAATCCCTTGGTGGTCTTTTAGATATTGATGTTGAGATTCCTTCTTTTGATAGAATGGTTGGAAGCATACCGGATGTTAATGTTAACATTCCTTCTCCCAGTTCTGTTTTGCCTGTAAGCATATTGAGTGATGAGCGCATGGAACAGATGCGCCAAGCTATTGATAAGCGTCTTTACAGCGACAGCATTGATGACATGGCTTTTGGTGAGGCATTTGCGAAAAGCCGCAGGGATGGTTTAGAAACATTTAATTGGCGTGGGAACTCCTACACTACCCAATACAAGGAAGAGGCTAATGTCTAAAGACCCCCGCCTTGTACGTTTAGGACTGAGGCGTTACAATCAAGTTAAGCGCACACCGAACCATCCAACTAAATCACATGTTGTGGTGGCAAAGGTAGGTGATAAGATCAAAACCATTCGTTTTGGTGAGCAAGGGGCTAAGACTGCTGGCAAACCAAAGGAAGGTGAGAGCGAGGCGATGAAAAAGAAACGTGCTAGTTTTAAGGCGCGTCATCGTAGAAACATAGCCAGAGGCAGATTGTCTGCGGCTTATTGGGCAAACAAGGTGAAGTGGTAGATAAAATGGATTTTAAATTTACAACATCCAAAAGTTTATTTGATATGGTAACAAAAGATTTCAAAGGATCGGTTGAAGATAAAGCTATGTCATTATCTGGTATAATGAATCCCTCAACTAATTATTTGGCAGAAAATTCTGGCAAACGAAGGCGTATGTATGAAATAGGACAGAATGTTCTTAGAAAAGAAATGAGAAAAGCGCGTACTCAAATTAAACAAATGGATGCTTCACCTGAAGAAAAACGTAAAGCTAATGCGGCGGCACAAAAGCAAGTTGAAGCAATAGATACTCAATTTAAGAGTTTTTTGGGATTTAAAAAATAAATGAAGAATCCTATGGCAAAGTCACTGCTTGATAAGAAATACAAGCAGCGCAAAGTAAAGCCCAAGAAGGGTAAGGGATCCTACAAGCGGGGATCTTACTGATGAAGGGCGTACCTCACTTCAAAAAGGATGGCTCTTTGTTTAAGGGCAAGACTCACAAGATGGAGGGTGGTGAGGTGCATACTGGTGCAAGCCACACTAAATCTAGTGAGAAGCTATTCCATTTGAAAGAGTTGCCCAAGAAATCCAGGCAACGTGCTTTGACTTCTATGAAGAGGAAAGCATAATGGCTGTCAATGCGGCAGGGAATTACACGAAGCCAGCAATGCGGAAGCGCATATTTAATCGCATCAAGGCTGGTGGCAAGGGTGGTGCGCCGGGGCAGTGGTCTGCTCGGAAGGCTCAGATGCTTGCTAGAGAGTACAAGAAACGTGGTGGCGGGTACACTAGTTGAAGAGGCGTAACCTATGGCACTCAAAAAATCACAGAGAAGCCTACTTCAATGGGGCAAACAGAAGTGGCGCACCAAAAGTGGCAAACCTTCTACTCAGGGGCCAAAGGCAACGGGTGAACGTTATTTACCTGAAAAAGCGATTAAAGCTCTATCGTCCCGTGAATACGCCGCCACTACGTCTGCTAAACGCAGAGCGACTCGAAGAGGTAAACAATTTTCTAAACAACCGAAACGAATTGCAAAAAAGACAGCGAGGTACAGATCCTAATGTTCTTGCATACAATAAATGAAGAAGAACGCAGAATACTTAGAACGATTGTAAAGAAGGTGCATCTGAAGCATCACCCCAAAGAATTTTGTACTGATTACGAAGCTGATAAACTCATATCCATTATCGCGCCGGAGGTTGTAGAAAAACTGATGAAAGTCGGCAAGGATATGAAAATTGACGACCTTTAAGTATAAACCAGATGGTGACACGCTTAAAACCTTTATGAAGGATAGCACCTTCTTCAGAGGTTTGCGTGGGCCTGTAGGCTCCGGCAAATCTGTTGGTTGCTGTGTGGAGGTATTCCGCAGAGCCTTAGAGCAAGAAAAGAATGAGGAAGGTATACGCAGATCGCGCTGGGCAATCATTCGTAATACCAACCCGCAACTTAGAACTACTACAATCAAGACATGGCTGGACTGGTTTCCTGAAGATACATGGGGCAAGTTCCAGTGGTCTGTTCCCTATACGCATCACATCAAGCAGGGTGACTTAGATCTGGAAGTTATCTTTCTTGCTCTGGATAGACCGGAAGATGTGAAGAAGCTGCTTTCTCTTGAATTGACTGGCATCTGGATTAACGAGGCTAGGGAAATACCCAAGTCTATTATTGATGCCTGTACAATGCGCGTTGGACGTTTCCCGTCTATGCGTGAGGGTGGCCCGACTTGGACGGGCGTGATTGCAGATACTAACGCACCGGAGGAAGACCATTGGTGGCCTATCATGTCAGGAGAAGTACCAGTTCCAGATCACATCTCGGCAGAAGAGGCAAGGATGCTGGTTGCTCCAGACAACTGGAAGTTCTTCACTCAACCAAGCGCAATGATAGAAATAAAAGACGAGAACGGAACAATTACAGGATACCAGCCAAACGAGAGTGCAGAAAACCAAAAAAATATGTTGAAGAGTTATTACTCGAATCTGATACAGGGCAAGACGAAAAGCTGGATAGACGTATATGTGATGAACCGCCTTGGCAATATCAACGATGGAAAACCAGTATACCCGATGTGGGTGAGTGATATTCATGTTGGTAAAGAGGAAATACCTATAGCTTCTGGTGTGCCTGTATACGTTGGCTTGGACTTTGGGCTGACTCCTGCGGCTGTGTTTGGTCAGTGTGTGCGCGGCAGATGGCTTATCTTGCAAGAGATAGTGGCGTTTGACATGGGCATTGTAAGGTTTGCTGAACTACTTCGGCAGGAGATTGCAACCCGATACTCTGGCTGTGAGGTTAATATTATTGGTGATCCTGCTGGTGACTTTAGAGCGCAGACAGATGAAAGCACACCCTTTCAGGTATTGCGTGGTGCAGGATTGACTGCTCGTCCAGCACAATCAAACGATGTGTCACTGCGTATTGAGGCTGTGGCCGGAACTCTGAACCGAATGGTTGAGGGTCAGTCAGGCTTGCTCGTAGACTATCGGTGCAAGGAATTGATTAAAGGCTTTGAAGGTGGGTATGGCTATCGGCGTATGCAAGTATCCGGTGAGCGTTATGATGATAAGCCAGACAAAAATAGGTTTTCCCATATCCATGATGCTCTTCAATACCTAATGCTTGGTGGTGGGGAGGGTCGTCATGTGTTGGGTCATAACAATGTTGCGAAGCCTGTGCAACTCAAAAGAAACTATGATGTCTTCACAAGACGCGAAAAAAAGAGTAAAACTAGTATCTGGTCACGAATGATGTAGGTGCAACATGGCTGAGTATACAATTCAAGGCATACAGGAGCGTCAAAGAGAACTTCAGCAAATGCGAAGTCTTTTTGAAAGCATCCGAAGAAATCCAACTGGAGATTTCAGAGCTAGATATATTAATCCCGAATCAATAGGTAGGGCTCAACAAGAGCTTGATAGATATACTGCTGGCTATAATGCACAAGTAAAAGCACAAGAAGATGCAATTCGAGCAGAACAAGAAGCTGAAAGAAAAAGAATTGAAGCAGAACAAAAACAGATTCAAGAACAAATCGAAGCACAAGAACAAAAAGAAGAGCGTATTGAAGAGTATGGCGTAGAAGAAGCCAAGGATGTTCCCGGTGTAATAGAAAACCGCAGAAGGCAAGCGGCTGTAGATAAAGCAAGTAGTATGGCTGTAAGAATGACTAGCCGTGGTACTCGTGGTCGGCGTGGTACTTCTGCGGCTCCGGGGCGTGGTCGCGGATTCTTTGATCGCTACTTTGCTTGAGGTAAGTTATGAGTTGGAAAAAATTCTTTGAAGGAGTAGTAAAAGCCGCACCAAGCCTTTTATACATGGGTGCTACCTATGAAGGTATACGAAGCCAACGAAAGGCCGCCGATGCCGCAATGCGACAGCAGGAAGAGGCACTCAAGGCTCAACGTCTATCTTTGGAAGATCAGCGTAAAAGTTTAGCTGAGATACGAGCTGAGTCAGCAAAGGCTAGGGAAGCGGCAGAGGCACAAAGAAAAGAAGAAGAAAAGAAAGTTACAGAAGTTAAATCAGAGGCCAAGCAAGAGCGTCTTGAAGAAGATGTTGCTCGTATAAAACGCCGCAGGGGTCGCAAATCCCTTGTGACTGGACAGAAGGGTGGTCTTGGATTCTTTGACCAGTATTTTAATGCATAAAGAACAGACAAAAAAGTTTCTTCAAAAGTACAAAAAAGCAAAAGCTGAACGTGCAGTTTTTGAGGACTTGTTTCAGGAGTGCTATGACTATGCGCTTCCTCAACGGCGTGGGTATTATTTTGAGGCTCCGGGGCAACGCAGAGATGAAAGAATATTTGATGAAACCGCCGTGGTTGGAACTCAAGAGTTTGCATCTCGCTTGCAGTCTGGCCTTGTCCCAAACTTTGCGCGTTGGGCAGACCTTGTTTCAGGAAGCGAAGTTCCTGCTGAAGAGCAGGATGAAATCAATAACAAGCTGGATGAAGTAACTGAGTATATCTTTGAGGTATTGCAGAACTCAAACTTTGGTCAAGAGATACATGAGTGCTTCTTGGATCTTGCTGTAGGTACTGCTTGCCTGATGATTAATGAAGGTGACGCAGTGCATCCTGTTAAGTTTAGTGCTGTGCCTATGCCTCAGATTGTTCTTGAATCGGGGCCAGATGATGTGATTGACCATGTGTATCGTGAGCGTGAGATGCGCTATTCTGATATTCCGCATGTCTATAAGAAGGCAACCATATCTACAAATCTTGCTAAAAAGATGCAACAAGACCCAGAGGGCAAGTGCAAACTCCTTGAGGTTGTGTGTCGTTTGTACGACAAGCCCAATGAAGAACGTTTTGGTTACTATGTGATTGAGCAACAGTCTCAGGAGATGATCTTTACTTCTGAGTTTAATGGTGTTGGCTCTAATCCATTTATTCCCTTCCGTTGGGCAAAAGCGGCTGGCGAAACTTATGGGCGTGGGCCGTTGGTCAATGCTTTGAGTGCTATCAAAACAACTAACCTTACTGTTGAGTTGATTCTGGAAAACGCTCAGATGGCTATCTCTGGCATCTATCAGATGGATGATGATGGTGTTATTAATGTTGATACCATTAACCTTGTTCCCGGAACTGTTATACCAAAGGCACCGGGAACGGGCGGCTTGCAACCAATCCAGCCAGCAGGAAGTTTTGACGTTGCTAATCTGGTGCTGAACGATATGCGCCTAAACATCAAACGTGCGCTGTATAATGATATGCTTGGTGATCCAAACAAAACACCAGCTACAGCAACAGAGGTTGCCGAAAGAATGGCTGACCTGTCGCGCAGAATTGGCTCTGCGTTTGGTCGTTTGATGGCAGAGATGGTTCAGCCCATCTTGCAACGTGTAGTATTTATTTTGAAAAAGCAGGGGCGCATCGACCTTCCGAATGTGAACGGAAGAGAGGTAAAGGTTCGCAGTGTATCACCACTTGCACAGGCACAGGCTAATCAAGATATTGGAACAGTGGATCGTTTTCTTGAAATGGTTGCTGTTCGCTTTGGGCCTGAGATGGTCAATATGCTAGTTAGTTCAGAGGAGGCGGCGATTTACCTTGCCAAGAAGTTTGGGGTTCCAGACACACTGGTAAGGGATGAGGCAGAGCGTCAGCAGATGCAACAAATGGCGGCAATGATGCAACAGCAACAAGCGGCTCTGCCACCGCAACAATAAATGTCAAACATATCTATTGATGGGTTTCCGCGCCCTAAAGCGGTAGATGAAAAGATATCTCAAAATATTCAAGCATTGTTTACGGACGATCTTGGCAAAGAAGTTCTGTCTTACTTTCGCTCAATAACCATTGAAGCTGTGAGTGGGCCGAACATTAGTGACGCTGAACTCAGACATCTTGAGGGTCAGCGTTATTTAGTTGGCCTCATTGAGAGGCGCATCAAACATGCAGAAAAGGTAAAATCTAATGAGTGAAGCAACAGATAATGCGGAAGCTCCTGCTGAAGCAGTAGCAGAAACACCTGAAGCCGTAGCTGTAGAACGTCCAGAGTGGCTTCCAGAAAAGTTTAACACACCAGAGGATCTGGTTAATTCTTACTCTTCTTTGGAAAGCAAGCTGGGTAAAAGCGAGGAAGACTTACGCACTTCTATTATTGAGGAACTGGAGACTGCCGCAACTGAGGGTGTGCCTCAAGCGGCTGGTGAGTACAAAGTTCCTGAAGAATATATGGCAGAAGGCGAGGAACTTAGTTATGAGTTTTTGGAGAAGTATGGGGAGTTTGCCCATAAGAACGGTTTTAATCAGGAAGAGTTTGAGACTGGTCTTCAGGATATTATTAATATGGTTCCTTCTGGCCCGGACATTGAAGAGGAAAGTAAAAAGCTAGGCGAAAACGCCAATGCCCGTATTGAGGCTGTTGGTCTGTGGGCGCAGAAGTTTTTTCCTGAAAATCTAGGGTCAGAAATCATGCGTATTGGACAAACTGGTGATGGTGTTATTCTGCTAGAAACAGTGATGAACGCTTTGAATGAAACACCTATATCCAGTGATGCTGTCAGCCCATCTCGTCTTTCACAGGATGATTTGAACACAATGATGAAGGATCCGAGATATTGGAATCCAACCCAGCGTGATCCTGCCTTCATTAAAGAAGTGGATGAAGGGTTTAGAAAGCTATTCAAATAGGTTGCAAAAATGCAACTAATCAGGCATTATCTCTTGTGATAGGCCCGTATGTAGCTGATAGCCCCCTTGGGATAACTAGATGAGGCGATGACGGACAACCAATCCTGAACTGTAATTGTAACTTTTTTAAGGACTGTAAAGATGGCTAATACTATTGACCAAGCCTTTATTACGCAGTTTGAAACTGAAGTGCATCTTGCTTATCAGCGTATGGGGTCTAAACTTCGTAACACTGTGCGCCAAGCAACCAATGTCACTGGTTCAACTGCTCGTTTCCAGAAAATTGGTAAAGGCGTTGCCAACACCAAATCTCGGAACGGTGATGTAACAAGCATGGAGCTTGTACATACAAATGTAACCGCAACTCTGACGGATCATTTTGCTCCCGAATACATCGACAAACTTGACGAACTCAAAACAAACATTGATGAGCGTCAAGCTGTTGCTCAATCGGCGGCATATGCTCTGGGTCGTAAGACTGACGAGTTGTTGATTACTGCTATGGATGCTGGTGCTAACAGCACACAAATCCACGACACAAGCTCGGCTCTTGAAAAAGCTGACCTGTTGTCACTCTTTGAAACCTTTGGCGGTGCTGACATTCCAGAGGACGGTGGACGTTACCTTGCGATGAACTCGAAGGGTTACGCTGATCTGTTTAACATTACAGAGTTTGCTTCTAGCGACTTTGTAGGTGAGCAGAATCTTCCGTTTGCTGGTGGCATGACCATGAAAGAATTCCTTGGCTTCAAGGTATTCTCAACTTCAGCCGTATCTGCTGGTAAGTCTTTTGCTTATCACACCTCTGCTGTTGGTCTTGCTGTTGGTTCAGATGTATCTACTGAAGTGAACTATGTTCCACAGAAAGTAGCCCATCTGGTAACTGCTCACATGTCCATGGGTGCTATTGTTATTGATGACAATGGTGTCTATGAAGTTCTTGACAATAACTAAGGGGACTGATTATGGCATACGCTTCTTCTGGACTTACCAACCTTGCATCAGCTTCAGGTGTAAACCTGTGGCACTACACAACCACTGATACTATTGCTACTGTAAATACTGCAAATTATTTTAATGATGCAGTAGGCATGATCGGTGCAAATGATGTAATCGTTGCTGTAACTTCAACAGGTGGTACACCTGCTGTGACACTGACTTACGCAAACTCAGTAACGGCATCAGCTATTGACGTAGTTGATGGTCTGACTGTAACCGCGACAGACAGTGACTAATAAGGATGAGGGGGGAGCAATCCCCCCTCTGACCTATTATGGCATCTACAGCATCGAACTCAGCTATTGATATTTGTGCAAGGGCTTTGATCCTAATCGGGGCAGAGCCTATTACCTCATTTGATGATGGTACTACTGAGTCACTGGTTGCTGTAAATATGTATGAGGATATTGCTCGTACAAACCTTTGCTCTTCTCGCTGGAGATTTGCAACTGAGCAAAAGCAACTGAGCGAACTTACCAACGCTCCTAGTGGTCGTTATGATATAGCGCACCAGCTTCCAAGCGATTTGCTTATGCTCCACGCTCTCACTGTAAGTGATATAATCTTTGAATATCAGGTTTATGGTGACAAAGTATTTTCTGATATTAGTTCTGGTCAGGTTGTGATTGCTGATTATACATATCGCGCACTTGAGATTGACTGGCCTTCTTACTTTACGATTGCGGTAGAGTACGCAATGGCTTCTGTATTTGCCGGAAGCATTGCACGAGATCCAAATCTAATACAACTTATGGAAAGCAAGTATGAAGTTGCCATGCGTAAAGCAAGGTCACTTGATAGTCAGCAACAGACTTCTCGCAAACTTGCAACATCGAGGTTTACTGCTGAAAGGAGAAGCTGATGCAAAGGATAAAGATTCCTATCAACAGCTTTGAGTTTGGCGAACTGAGTCCCTCGTTTACCTCCCGTGTAGATACTGAAGTATACAAAGCTGGTGCTAGCACAATTAAGAATCTTTCCATTCTTACTGAGGGTGGTCTGAAGAAACGCCCCGGCACGAGCCGGATTGCGGCATTTAGCAGTCCTGCTGTATCTACAGGTAGGTTTGAGTTGCGCCTTGAGCCTTTTGTTTTTTCTGATGACGAAAGGTATATCTTTGCATTTAGCAACGCTAGATTAGAAGTATTCCAAATTAACCCTACTACTGGTGCGGTAACTAGCATCCAAACGATTACTCAGGATGTAAACTCTGCCGCCCTGCCTTGGACAACAGCGCGTCTTGAGCAGTTTTCTTATGCAACTAATGGTGACTTTATGTTTGTGTGTCACTCTCAGTTTGCACCACGAGTTATTGTAAGAACTGGACTGACTACCTTTCAGGTAGAAAACTTTGAGTTTGATACCTTTGCTGGTAACACAAAAGTTGGTCAGCCTTATTATGATTTTCAAGGTAATGGCGTTACTATTACACCCTCTGCAACAAGTGGAACTGGCGTTACACTAACAACAAGTTCTGCATATTTTACGAGTGACCATGTTGGATCGTATATTAAAATACATGACACCCATTGCGAAATTACAGCCTTCACAAGTTCTACAGTGGTTACGGCTACAGTATATGGAACGATTAGAAAGCAACTATCTATTGATGCTCTCCACACGGTCAATGGCAGTAATAGAGTGGTTGTCACACATCCTAATCACGGCCTATCGGCAAGTGCCACTGTTACTATTGATCGTGCTGATACTGTTGGCGGTATTAATGCAAACTCTATTAATGGTAGTCGGACGATTGCTGAAATTATTGATGACAATACTTACGAGATTACGGCGGGTGCAACTGCCAATTCAAGTGAGATTGGTGGTGGATCGCCTCGTGTCGCAAGCACCGGAGCGACTACAGACTTTCAAGAACAAAGTTACTCAACTGTACGAGGATTCCCTCAAGCGGTAACATTCCACGAAAATAGACTGTGGTTTGGTGGCACACCTTCTCAGCCAGACTTTCTTTGGGCATCCAAGTCTGCTGACTACTTTAACTTTGCTTTGAATGATGCACGAGATAATGATGGCATTGAAATCAATGGTGGCTTTGGTGCGTTTAGTCAGGTTAAGCATCTAGTCTCTAATCGTGACTTGCAAGTATTCGGAACGTCTTCAGAGGCGTATGTTCCTGCTTTGACAGAGCGTCCGATTACACCAACTAATGCACAGGTAAAGCGTCAGACAGCTTTTGGTGCGGCAGATCTCAAGCCTCAAGCGTTTGATGGAACCACCATATATCTGCAAGCAAATGGTAGGATGGTAGGTTCATATCTCTATAATGATGCTGAACTTGCTTACAACACCAGCAACATTGCTGTGACTGCACCACATCTTGTAAAGAACCCAACTCAGGCAACTGTTGTGCAGGGTGGGTTTAACAGACCAGAAAGTTACATTTACTTTGTGAATCCAGATGGAACGCTTAGTACGTTTTACTCACTGAGGTCAGAGCGTAAGGCTGGCTGGGCGCAATGGTCAACTAGCGGCAAGTTCCATAGCATCTGCACTGTCGGTCAGCGTTTGTTTGTAGCTGTACAAAGAGACAATGGCTCTGGCTCCAATGCTTACTATCTGGAAGAAGTTCTTGAGGGTATTCCGATGGATTACTCCAAGGAGTATTCCGGGTCTAATGGTGTCTTTACTGTATCTGGTGAGTTTGCAAATGGCGCAACTGTGAAGGTTGTAAGTGGCACAGACTATCTTGGAGAATATACTGTGTCTGGTGGTCAGGTAGATGTGTCTGCTGTTAAGTCTGTATCTACTGCATATATAGGCTATCAGTTTGATATTGAACTTGTGACCCTGCCTATTGACGCTAACATTGCAACTGGTGTTATGACCAGTGACCCACGCCATATTGTGATGGTTACTCTTGATTTAGTTGATACACTTTCTGTATCTGTAAATGGCAAGGATCTTGTTATAAGATCTGTTACTGATGATTTTTCTCTTGCACGAACCAAGTTCAATGGGAGAAAAGAGTTTAGATTGTTGGGGTATAGTCAGGATCCAAAACTAACAATATCCCAAGATGTTCCGTTTGATCTCCAGATTAACGGGATGGTTATTGAGGTGATTGTATAATGTCGGATTTTCGTTGGGATCTTTTGGGTGAGGCAACTCTTACTGGGGCGGCTGGCTATGTAAGCGCAACGGCTGGCATGAAGTCTGTTGCGGCACAGCAACAAGTCGCTGTTGCTCAGTCTGTGCAAAGTGCTAGACAAGCACAGCAGTTTCGCAACACCATTCCTGATATTAAACTGGCGGCAAGTCAACAGCACGTTGATATTGTTCGTGAACTGGGTAACTGGATGGCTGTTGCAGGAGCAACTGCCGGATATATGAATATGACTGACAATACGCTTGATGCTATTAGTAAGCGTGTTGTTGAAGATGCGGCTGAACAGTCATCAAGAATAACCTTACAAGCGGCTCGTGAAACTGCCAAAACTCTTACAGAAGCAGAGACACTATCTCGTGCTGGTATTGTTGCGGCTGAAGCTGGGATGCAACAAGCCAAGCTGGGCAGAAAGCAAGTGTATGCACAGGCTCTTGGAACTGCGGCCTCACTGTTTAGGATAAATGAATAATGGCTGAGATTAGAGTACCTAAAAGACAATCATTCATTAACAGACCTGTTGGTGTTGCGCGTACAGATGCGGGTGAAGTTCAGGCCGCACAGCAACTTGCAAATGCGTCACGCACACTTTCTAACGCAACATTCAATACTGCTTCTCAATTTATGCAAGCTGGCATGGAGCTTCAGCAAGACTACGAGCAACGCAAGTTTAGTGAGTGGGCAGAAACAGTCAGCATGACTAACCCAGATGGAAGCCCCGGCTCCCACAAAATGCCCAAATATCTTAGTGGTAAAACTAAAGATCAAGTAAATGGCATTTTGCAAAAGCGTTATGCCGTAGATAGTTCGCGCAGACTAGACGAACACATGGTTCAAGCAAGAGCTAAGTATGCTAACAGTGTTGATGAAGAGAGTTTGTTTGCTAAAGATGTTTCTACATTTGTAGAACAAACAGCACAGCAGATTGAAAAAGCTGGCGGCTTGCGTTCTGCTCAACAATTCAGAGATCAGGCCACTCTTTCTCAATCAAAGCATATTAATAACATTAGAGTTCTGAACTCTGAAAAAGCTGAAAATGCTAATGCATATAAACTAGAACAACAGATTCAAAAAAAGATTGGTGAGTTACAAGTTAAAGCTGGCGATGCAGGAGAGCTTGTTACTAGAGAAGATTATCTTAGATTATCTGCTGAAATTGATGAGCTTACTCAAACATCTGCGATTTCTGTTAGAAAACAAGGTGAACTTCGTGATGCCTTAAGATCTAGCTATGCTTTGGGTATTCTTAACAACTCTGGCTTTTTAGGTCTTTCAAGAGAGCAAAGGGCTATTCTTCTTTCAGAAATTTCTATTGGTGGTACACCCACCAGAAGCATGGAGTTTGTGCCTGAGATTGCGGCATTAATGGCTCCCGGTGGGATTTTATCTGATCAACAAACTCGCAATGCTGTCTTTTCTCGTTTAAGCAGTTCAGACACTAACTTGTCAAAAGAAGAGGTTGCGCGAAGAGAACAGCAAGAATTAGCCTCTTTGTTTGGTAGCGGTAAGTCTGGAGTAAAAAATCAAAAAGCAACTCAGTTTGCTCTTGAACAACAATTTAATATTGCACCAAATAATCCATATGAATTTCTTCAGGCCTATCAAAACAATCCTGAGATGGCAGATATAATTACTAGCAGTAGAGCAATTCCTTCTGTTGTCAAAAATACATTAGATTTTTTTCAAGAGAATGTTGAAAGCCCTCAAAACATTCCATTGATTATTGGAATGGCTAGAATTGCTAAAGATTCAATGCTGTCAGTTGATGGGGTTCCTGTAGGAGATTTAGGGTTAGAAGCAGAAAATCTTTATTTTATTGAAAGTGTTCTTGCAATAGATGAAACATATCCATCTGATGAAGATAAATTTAAAGCTATCAGAGTTCTTGCGGGTGGTGTTCAAGAAGTAAATATGGTTGGTCGGAAACTTGCGGCTAAAGATTACATAACTGCAAGCGATGACTACACAGGAAAATCTCCTGTTGGATTAGCTAAAACTGCTTTGTACAAGCAAGATAAATACAATCCAGACTTTATAGAAAGATATGGTGCTATTTATGCTAACGCAGTTCATGGAACAAGTGTGGCAAAAGCCAATGCCACCATGGATAATATATATTCTACCTATTACAAGGAATACAGTCTTAGCTATGTTCCTGATGGCGGATATGCACAACAAGCGTATACGCCTAATCAATACTATGATGGGTATCAGTTAATTCAGTTTGAATTACATGCGGCTAGTATAATTGAAAAAATGAATGATGCTTCAATGGGGATTGAAAAATTTAATCTAGGAAGAGATACATTTTTAAAAGCAGACCCTACCAATGATAGAGAGTATGGCAGATGGACTTTTGTTGACTCACAGGGTCAGCCTCGTATGGATTCGCTTGGTAATTTTGTAACTATTGATATTAATGCGATAGAAGCTAAGACTGTTTTACAGCGAAGAAGAAGGTTTGCTGAGGAGGCAGAGCAAAGAGAAATTGCTAGACAAGATTTGGCTCTTAAAGAAAAGCCAGTTCGAGAACTTGGTAGAGCATTAGCGGGGCCAATGTAATGGCTTTTAAAACTTCAACACCTGACTTTGGGTTACAAGATTTAAGAGAGCGTGGATTTTTTGAAAATCTATCTAATGCTTACGCATACCAATACTCTCCTTTAGTAACTCGAACACAAGAGTTCTTAAAGTTTGAAGGTGTTGAGCGTGACCCTAATTATGATTTTAGAGAAGATATTGAGGGGTATGAATTACATACAGAGGATTTGTATAGGGCTAAAAACAAAGAGCATGCAAATTTTATTAAGTCTCAAATAAACAGTTCTCAACGCATCCGAAATGAGTTGGACAAAACCTCTTGGTATTATCCTTCTCAGTTGATTGCCGGGATTGTAGACCCTGTTAACGTTGCGTTTGCTTTGCCTGTTGCTGGTCAGCTGGGATTGCTTGCAAGAGGTGGTATGACAGTGCGTCAAGCGGCTACTGCATCTGCCAAAGGTGGTTTTGCGGCTGGCCTTGCTGGAGAGGCTACACGCGCTCCTTTCGATCCGCTTGCTACAAAAGCAGAAGTTGGTATGACACTTGCCGCTTCTACTGCGCTGGGCAGTTTGTTTGGCTCCATTCCTTCTATTTACAAGAATATGAGAGTGCATACAGAAGATGCTCTTAATACCACAAAAGATATGCTTACAGATCGTGGTGATTTTGTAGGTGAGGTTGAGGGCTATACAGTTTCTTATGTTCGTGGTGCAGATCAAGAGCAACCAGTAAAAGTTGAAAAAGATCAAATTGAAATAAATGAAGATGTTGCGGATGCTCAGTATGATGCGGCTGTCTGGACACTTCCTGAAGTTGAAGGTGCAACACCATTTAATCCCGGCGATATAAAAAGCCGCAGAGAGTACAAAGATTTCTTGGTTCATAAAGAACTTGTTCGATCACAAGTAAAGCGAACACCGGGCGAATCTGATGCTAGTTATGTAGATCGTGTAAATAAGTTAGCTTATGAAAGAACTATTGCTGGCGAGGGTTTGAAAAAAACTGTTGCAACAGAGAACATTTTTTACAGAGCATTGTCTACACCAGCAAAACGTATTCTTTTGAATGATAAAATACCGGATGCCGTTAAACGTATTTACTCTACAATCAATGGCAATGCGGCAATGGCAACAGCTAGAAATGTAGTTGGCAGAGGTTATCAATCAATTATGCAACGCGCACCTGTTCATCAAGCAAGAGGTGATGCAATGTTATCTGAACTAAGAACTTTGTATGATAAAGAAGTTTTAGTAAATTTAAAGTCTGTTCCACCTTTAGTGGGAATGGATGCTAGTAGTGTTTACACATTTACAACAGACAAGTTAAGTTTTGAACAGTGGTTTAATGACTTGGCAAAAAGATATATAGAGTTTGGTGAAGATTGGGATGTGCCAAATCGCTACGATAGTTTGTCAGATGTAGATAAAAAAAGTTTTACAATACTTAGAGAGTTTTTTAAGGATTATGAAGATCGTGCTGTTGAATTAAATTTGTTCAAAGGACAAAAGGATGTTCAGGACAGCATTGCTAACCTAAAAGAAAAAATAGAAAATGCTGAAGCTGAAATAGAAGGCATCCAAACAGATAAAGGCAAAAGAGGCATGACCAAAAAACAACAAGGTCGTGTTGCTAAACTTGAGGAAACCATTGCCAGACTGCGTAATGATTTAGAGTACAATGAAGCCTTGCTTTCTAATGGTATTGATCGGGCAAAGTTTTACTTTCCAATTTACTATGACAAGTTGAAGTTGCGCGACCCAGAGCAACGAGAAGCGTTTACTAATATTATTGAAGAGCATGTCCAGCAGAATCCAAAGAAACTTGTTTGGGACAGAGACTCCCAAAAAATGGTTGAGCGCAATCCAGCAATTACAGATCGTGAGATTGCTGAAGGTATTGTTCGCACCATTATGGAAGAAGCTGAAAACTACACACCCGGAACTGGTCTTGTGGGTAGCAAGCACACTCGTATGCGTACTCTTGATATTCCTGAGTGGAAAGTAAAAGACTTTATTATACGCGACCAACAGGTTATTTCGGCTTATACCCGCAAGATGGGTCAGCGCATTGAGTGGGCAAGAAACTTTGGCAAGAAAAATATTGATGATATTTTGGATGAGGCTGAAGAGCTTATGTATCAGGATGGCAAGCTAACACCCAAGGAAATAGCTGGTGTTCGTAGAGACTTGCTTGCTGACTATGAATACACAATGGGTATGTATCGTCAAAATCCTGATCGGTGGGATCAACAGGTTATTGATGGATTAAAAGATATTGCTGGACTTACTTATCTTAATAACGCTGGTGTAGCCGCGCTTGGGGATTTGGGTGCTGTTGTGTTTGAACACGGATTCCGCAGAACTCTTGATCCATTAATTAGCAATACAAAAAGTGAGCTTTACGGTCTTGCTGTAGCCGAACAAAAAAAGATAGTTAGGGGTTTGGAGATTGCTCTTAACTCACAAGGTAAGATGAGATTGGTTTCTGACAATATTACTCGTGTAGTTCCAAATGCAAAAGAACGAGTATTAAATCCAATTACCAATGCTTTTTACAACATTCCTTTGATTGGTAACAATCTTGGTATTATTACAAGGTATGGTCGCATAATAGATGCTGTGTTGCGTCAAAGTCATTACATCGAAAGAATCAAACGTATTGCCAGTGGCAAGACGCAAGGTGATGACATTGAGTATATGGCTCGGTACGGCCTTGAGTTGGAAGATTGCAAAGAGATAGCTGAATTTGATGCCATTATACAAGATGGTAACTTTTACTTTGCTAATGTAAGTAACTGGCCTCAAGCAACTCCAAGACAGCGTGAGTTGCGTTTTAAATGGGAGGCCGCAATGGACAGGGGCTTGGGCAACACAATTATGTTTGCTACGGCTTTTGACAAACCAATTATTACTCGCGGTGTTGTTTATGTAAAAGAAAACTGGGCAACCAAACAGCTTGGTTATAAGCCAGACAAGCAAGCATCAACACGCGATGTTAATCTTGTTCGCATTGAGAATGGTATGATGACAGCACCATTCCAGTTCTGGGATTTTGGTCTTGCGGCAACAAACAGAATAACCGCATCTCTCGCAGATCCAGCAAGAATGAACAGAGTTCAAGGCGCATTGGCATTGTTTGGCATGGCGTATATTGCACAAAAGTTTAGACAGCCTGATTGGTGGTTTGAAAGCAAAGACAATGTAGACATTATTGCAAGAACTTTTGATTTCTCTGGTATTGCTGGTGTGTATTCCGATATTGCCTATTCGATGTTACATGTTGCCATTGGAATTGGTGCTGTTGATCCCGAATACTCAATTATTGGGGGAAAATATCGACCCAATGGTGTCGATGCTTCATTAGAGTTTGCTGGTGCCGCACCGGGCATGGTTGCTGAATGGCTTCAGGGCGTAAACGATCTCTTAAATGGAAGAGAAAGTGAGGGTGCTAAACGCATTGCATACAATACTCCTACTGGTTGGGTGTCTTTATTTGGAATGGATAGAGACTTTAGAGAAGGCATCCGAGAAACTTTGAGTGGAAACTAGGCCAAATTATGATAGGATTGCGCCATGACGATTAGTATATCAGATAACAACCCACGCATAGCGTACACAGCTACGGCTGGACAGACTGCGTTTACGGTTCCTTTTGAGTTTTTTAGTAACTCTGACCTCAATGTCTATATTAACGAGACACTGAAGACGATCACAACTCATTATACTGTAAGTGGTGGTAGTGGCTCAACTGGCACAGTTACACTCACATCCGGTGCAACTCTGAATGATAAGGTTGTTATTACTCGTGATGTTACCCTTGAAAGAACTACTGACTTTCCAGCTTCCGGGCCGTTCCAAGTCTCATCTCTGAACACAGAGTTAGATAAGATTATTGCTATGGTTGCAGATCTTGAGGATCTTGCAAGTCGTGGCATTGTTTTGTCAGACAGTGATACAACTGTAAGTGTTACCCTTCCAAATGTTACTGGTCGTGCTGGTAAAGTGCTGGCATTTAACTCTACTACTGGTGCTGTGGAGGCTGGCCCGACTATTACAGCTACACAAACTGTTGCAGACCAAGCAACAGACATTGAAACTTGTGCTAATAATATTTCTGCTATTACTGCGGCTCCCACGCAAGCCACTAATGCCGCTAGCAGTGCAACTAGCGCGGCGGCTTCAGCAAGCACAGCTACAACTAAAGCATCAGAGGCATCAACATCAGCCAGCAATGCAAGCACTAGCGAAACAAATGCGGCGAGTTCTGCTACATCTGCCGCTACTAATGCCACCACAGCTACTACAAAGGCAAGTGAAGCAAGCACAAGTGCTACCAATGCCGCTAGTAGTGCAACAACAGCTACAACCAAAGCAAGTGAGGCGGCTACAAGCGCGACTAATGCCGCAACTTCTGCAAGCACATCAACAACTAAGGCATCGGAAGCGGCAACATCAGCTACTAATGCCGCTACTTCAGCTACAACGGCTACAACAAAAGCAACTGAGGCCGCATCCTCGGCTACTGCGGCGGCTAGTTCTGCAACTGCGGCGGCATCCTCACAGACTGCGGCGGCGGCTTCTGCGGCAAGCGCGGCATCTGCGTTTGATAACTTTGATGATACTTACCTTGGAAGCAAAAGCAGTAATCCAACAGTAGATAATGATGGTGATGCTCTCACAAGTGGCGATCTCTATTTTAACTCTACTGCCAATGAGATGCGTGTCTATGATGGTGCAAACTGGATAGCCGCAACCTCGGCTGGCAATGTAAGTTTAATCCTGTACGAATATACCGCCACTGCTGGGCAAACTACATTCTCAGGCAGTGACGATAACAGTGCCACACTGAGTTACACTGTAGACAATCTCCAAGTTGTAATGAATGGTGTGGTGCTTGACCCAGCAGATTTTACTGCAACCAATGGCACCAGTGTTGTGCTGGATAGTGGTGCAACTGTTGGCGATCAAGTAAACATATATGCTTTCAAATCTTTCACCACCGCCGACATGGTTTCCAAAACTGCTGGCGGCACTTTTAGTGGTGCTGTTGGGTTTAGTGGCGGCATCACAGGTGATGTATCGTTTGACACCAACACCCTGCACGTTGACAGCACGAATAATCGGGTCGGAATTGGGACAACCAGCCCTGACACCATTGCCGAGATTCGTGGTGCTAATCCTATTGTTACCATTAGAGACACAGAAACATCGTCTGGTTCCGCAGAAGCAACATTGCGACTGGCTGAAACAGGTGCAAGCGATAGTCTGGGGTCTTACTGGGATATCAAATCAAGCGGTGGAAAACTTGAGTTTATAGACAACTGGGATGAAGGTGGCGGCACTGGCACCAGAGTTACCCTTACCGATTCGGGCAATGTACAAATCGGCTCAACCAATAGCGGTGTTGCAGGTGCTGGTGTTGATGTTTCTATAGGTAGCACTGCATCTAGTGATTCAGGTGGAATTACCTTGTTCTCACCGACAGACGGTACACATTCTCTTGGCTTTGCAGATGGCACTACTGGCACTGATAGATATAGAGGTTATGTAGAATATCGACACGCCAATGATGCACTGGCTTTTGCTACACAATCTACGGAGCGCATGCGCATCGACAGTTCGGGCAACGTAGGCATCGGCACGAGCAGCCCAAGTGCAGGTTTGCATATTGACAACCCTAGCAATAGTGCAATTACAGCTATTTTAGATACCGACAATTCTGCTGTAAAAATGGTTTTTCGTAATAATACAGAAACGGGAAATAATGTTCAAATTGGGGCAGATGGCTCTAACCTTGTTGCCCTTACTAATGGCACAGAACGCATGCGTATCGACAGTTCGGGCCACATAACTAGCTTGCCGACCTATAATAATGGCTCGGCATCATCAGCTAATGTGGTTGTTAACAGTAGTGGTCTGTTTTTGCGGTCTGTTTCTGCTAGAAAATACAAAGCTGATATAGAAGATGTTGAGGCATCTTACGCAGAAGCACTTTATGGCTTGCGGCCTGTGTATTATCGCTCAACTCTTGATGCAGATAATTCAGACCATAGCCATTGGGGTTTTATTGCCGAAGAAGTTGCGGCTATCGACCCGCGCCTTGTTCACTATGCAACACACGAAGTCACATATGATGATGACGGTGCGGCTGTCGAAACAGAATTGGATACGCCAGTTGCCGAAGGTGTGCAGTATGAGCGTTTTGTGCCGCTTCTCTTGAAGCTAATCACAGACCAAAAAGACCGCATCGAAGACTTGGAAACACAAAACGCCGACTTTGAAACACGCTTGACTGCACTGGAGGCTGAATAATGACTAGCAACGCAAGAGAACTAGCACAGATACCCAGCACTCCGTCAGGTCGCAAGAATCTTGTGACCAATGGTGCAATGAACGTGGCACAACGTGGAACATCGGCTGTAAATGCGTCATCATCAGGCACATACAGGATAGACAGATTTAAGGGGTTTGCTTCTGGTGGTGGTGTTTTTACTATGGAACAATCTTCGACTGTACCAAATAACACCTTTTCTAATTCTACCAAACTAACAGTAACAACGGCTGATAGCAGTATAGCGTCAGGTGACTACTATGCTTTTAATACTGACATAGAGGGTTATGACATTATTCGCACTGCTTATGGTACTTCCGATGCCCAAACTCTTACACTGTCATTTTGGGTTCGGTCGAGTGTTACAGGCACATATTCTGTAACTGCATATAACAGTGATGGAAGTCGTGGATATTTGAATACTTTCAGCATTGGTTCTGCGGATACTTGGACAAAGGTTTCACTGTCTTGGGCTGGTGATACGGGTGGTACTTGGAATAAAACTAACGGCAAAGGTATTATATTGCGTTGGGATATGGGAGGTGGTTCTTCAGGTCACGGCACCGCAAATCAATGGACAACATCAGGGGCGTTTGCCGCAAATAGCACCTCTGGTTCAGTGCAGTGGATTGCTACTAATAGTGCAACATTTTACCTCACAGGCGTTCAACTCGAAGTCGGCTCAGTAGTCACTGAGTTTGAGCATCGCAGCTTTGGTGAAGAGTTGGCGTTGTGTCAGAGATATTATGAGGAGTATGATTTTCCAGCTAATTTTAGGATGATGAGTACTACTGATGGTTATGCTCAAATTGTTGTTCATTATAAAGTTGAAAAAAGAGCTAGTGCAACAATGACGACAACATATACTTCTGACCCAACAAATCCAGTAAATATACAGTGGACAGGTGGCTTTGCGGGTTTAGATACTGATGGTGGAAATCATTATCTGCGAAACTTTACAGCAGATGCGGAGCTATAAACATGGATAATTTTATAGATTTTTCATCAGCAAAATATATCGCTACTGATGGCAGTAATACCTCAATAGAGGTTGTTGTAGATGGAACAACTATGTTTGTCCCGCTTGACCCAGCCAACCGCCACTACGCAGAAATCCTACGCCAAGTAGAGGCTGGCACACTTACGATTGCGGATGCTGACTGATGGAACACAAGACAGTCCAAGACCTAACTATTGCCGCCGGAGCGATGAGTGCGCCTTGGGTTGTCAGCGCGACAGATTGGGTTGAACTGGCTGTCATGATCGGTGCCTTTGTCTTGGTGTCTATACGCATCTGGAACGCGCTACAGGAGCGCAAAGATGGAGCCGATTAGTGCCGCACTGACTGGCATCGCTTTGGTGCAGAAGTCTGTAGATTTTATTAAAGGCAATATTGCAACAGCCAACGACATCAAAGACATTGCCGGGGCTTTGGATGGTTTGTTTGCTGGTGAAAAGCAAATACAAAAAGAACGCTTTGCTGACAAATCAATTCTTGGGCAAACAAAAGATGCCGCATCAAAAGTTATAGATGCAAAGCTAGCTAATGAAGCTATGCACGAAATGAGAACTTTGATC